GCGGAACTCAGTGCTACGTTGCTAGAACAGTTGGCGCCAGCGCAACAGTTGGCGAACTTGAACTAGAAGACAGCTCCAACGCAACAGTCATGACATTGACAGCAAATGGTGCCGGAGCATGGAGCGGCGATGTGACAGTAACTGTCACCAACCCATCTGGAACTACTTTCAGAATCATTGTTGAATACGAAGGCGTAGCAGTTTACTCAACGGGTACTGTCAGCACCCTCGCACAGGCCGCTGGAAGAATCAACATCAGCACGGTTGCATCGAAGTATGTAACAGCTGAAGTTGAGTCTGGAGCAACGAACATACCCGAGCCAATCGCTTCTGTGGCCTTGAGCCCAGGTAATGCTCAGAACGGCAACGTAACAGACTCGTCATACATCTCTTCACTTGATTTGTTCAACGGAGCACTTGGAACCGGAGCCGTTGCAATCCCAGAAGACTGGACTACTGCGGCAACTGTTAGAGACGCACTCGTTGCTCATGCAAATACGAACAGCAGAATCGCGATACTTCATGCTGCAGCCAACGCAAACAGCGCAGCAGTAATTGCTGCAGCAGCAGATGTTCAAGCTGGAGACAACGCAGAACATGCAGCCATGTATTACCCATGGGTTGAAGTGCCAACCACGGTTGCTGGAGTTAGTCGAGTTATCCCACCGGATGGCTATGTTGCAGCAAAGCGCGCAGTTGCCCACAACCAAACAGGTTCACATGTCCCTGCAGCAGGACTGCTGTCAGCAGCAAGATTTGTTTCTGGTGTTGCAACTGACCTAGACAAGTCAACCGGTGACACATTGGATGCAGCAAACGTAAACGCAATCCGTATCATTCAAAATACGGTTCGCATCTACGGTGCTCGTTCATTGTCCTCAGACGAAGACAACTTCAGATACATCACCACAATGGACACGGTTAATCACGTGGTCGTTGAGTCGGCTCGTACTCTTGAGGACTTGGTGTTCAGCACAATCGATGGAAGAAATACAATTTTCAGCGCTATCGAGTCAAGATTGATTTCAATACTTTCTCCGCTACGCGACGCTGGTGCCCTATACGAGGCATACGACGCAAACGGTAGAAAGATTGACCCAGGTTTCACTGTTAGATGCGATGCAAAATTGAATCCAATTTCGCAACTTGCTGGTGGAACGGTGAAGGCCAAAGTTGGTCTTCGCACGAGTAGCGTCGGTGATAAAATCGACGTTGATATTGTCAAGTCCAATCTAACGGCGTCAGTCGTCTAACGGAGGAATAAATAATGCCAAATACAAAAGTTTCTCAGAGACAGGTACTCGCCGGTATTGTCCCAGTAAACAACGTGCATCCGAAGTGGACAGGCTTCAAGTTTGCACAGGTTTCTGGTGGCGAAATAACAGCATCTGTAGAGAAGATTTACGAAGGCGGAAAGTTGCGTCCGACAGTTCTTTGCGCACCATCCGAAATTGGCGACATCTCCCTTACCTCGCACTACGACTCAGACAGAGTGGCAAGTGACCTTGGAACAGGAATCGCTGACAAGCTCGCAAAGCTTCGCCCACTCGTGGGTCGTGCGGAATACAACATCACCATTCAGGTTTTTGACTGCGACCTTGCAGTGCCTGGTACCGACCGCGTTTACTATAAGGCGCTTCTTGTTGGTATTACTGAGCCAGACGGTGACTCTTCTTCTGGTGCACCGGCAACGTTCGCGTTGACCTTTGCAATCCAGGATGTTGAATCCCCAACAAACTAACCCTTTAAAACACTGGGTTTTGTAGTTGCACTACGGCGTAGTCACATGTGCTAGTTTCTGCTCATGACAGACAACAGCCTTTATTCAACAGAAGAAGACACATTGGCACCAAAGAGCAAGTCCGCAAAATCGGCACCAGCTCCAACGGTTAATACTGCTCTGAGCAAACTCAGAGAAACTATCAGTAAAAAAGTAGAACGCAGTATGGTTCTTCTTGAAGTCCCAGAACGACCAGGTGTAAAAGTTCGAATTAGTCCGAACATCACTCAGCAGCAAATGAAGAACTGGCGCAAGAGCGCTGGCGAAGATAGCCGCAACGGAATCGATGCAACAAAATTTGCTTGCATGGTGATTGCTCACACAACAGTCGGAATTGAAATCGACGACCAAGAAGTTCTTGACGAAAATGGCAACGAAGTAACTTTCGCATCACCTGAAATTCTTGAAATGACAGACACCACGAGGCCATTGCCAGACTGTGTTAGGGCATTCTTTGGAGTCGACCCACACATCGAAGCAGCTGCATTAGCAATTCTCGACAAGGCTGGATATTCAGATACGGTTGATGCTGTGGACCCCTCGATGGGGTCTTCGACGAACTAGTCCAAGACCCCAGAATTATCACTGCGGCACGATTAGGTGAACTTTTTGGGACTGACCCAATCAGACTTCTTGATGTCGAGGATAATGACTGGATAATAAGGCTTGCTTGTGCTAAAGTTATAGCGAACGACCGCGAAGAGCAAGAGCGTAAGTCGAAGACTTAGCAGGATAATTCCTGTATAGCTTGACTGTTTTTACACTCACGTGAACTAACAACTCATGGGGTAGTACAGTTTTATGGCAAACATAGAAACAATCAAGATTAAAATTGATGTTGACGCAGACAGCGCCAAAATCAAGAAACTCACGCGCGATATTGAACGCCTCAAGCGCGCTGGTGGAAGCAATAGCTCGCTTAGTAGCGGAAAAAAAACAAAGAAAGACGTAGAACACGTCTCCCTTGCGGACCGTCTCAAACTAGAAAAAACAACATATAAAAAACACTTTGACTATATGGACAAAGGGGCCAAGATGGCCGGCGGTGCTCTAAGAAAGTTTCTTGGATTCGCCATAAAGGGAATAGTTGTGGAAATGGCCCTGCTCGGAGCAGCAATGCTTGCTGTTCACGCCCTATTCATTGCCGGAAAATTTCTTAGCAAAGCATATTCGGGGGCAATGCAATTAGCCGCGCAGGGGTTTGCGGCACTAGCCACTGCGGCGGCAGTAGCAGCAGCGGCAGTTAGGGAACAACAGGCTGCAATGTATGCGTACAGAGGCAAGGGCGCAGGCGAGTTTGGTGCAGGTATAAATCAAGCAAGAGTCGCCATGCGCGCCCTACAAATGGACCAGGACCTGGCCGGTCTTGGTGCGGCGAATCTCAACAAGGCATATGCGGTGATGTCTAAAACTATGTCAACGCCGCAGATAAATGCATCAACAAAAATGTTTAAAAACTTGATGGATTTTGGTTCTGCCGGACAAGACCCAGCTGCTGCAGCGGAAAAAGTCGGAGCAGTAATAGAAGCAATATCCGGTGGCGGAAAAAACAAGAAGAGTCTTTCGCAGACAATATCCCTGATAAAGCAACTTGGTCCAGAAGCTGCAGAAGCTCTAAAGAAGGCGAACGTAACAACGAAAGCAGAACTCACAAAACTAATAAACTCTGGGGAATTTGCAAAGATGGGTGGAGTGTTCGGTCAATTCTCCGCAACCAACAACACGCTAATTGGAAGAATGAAGGGATTTTTTCAATTAGTAAAAGGTCAATTTGCTGATTTTGGCCAACAGTTTCTAGGGCCTGCAAAAGAAGCAATGCAAAGAATATTTCAGATAATCTCACGAGAAGTAAGAAAAATATTGTCTGTATCATCTTCATTTGCTAGTGGCGATTTCATGAATGGTCTAGTAACGATTGTGGACAAAGTTGCTTCGTTCTTTGGAAACACCCTCCAAAAATGGCTCCCTGCTGCTCAAGGCCAATTTGGAAAAATGGGGGATTGGTGGAAGAGCTTCATGAGGACGTTGAAGATTTTCAGAGAGAATCTTCGTCCATTGATAGATGGCGCAAAAGTATTGGAGGAAGCATTCAAACCAATTTTTAAGGCGTTGTTTGAAAACGGAAAAAAAAATATGGCGTCATTTAGAAAGGAGTTGCTCGAAAATAAAGATGAAGTTCTGCGCTTTGGAGAAGGGGTTGCAACGTTCATAAACGCAACTGGAGATTTTGCTATAAAACTTAAAGAGGCATTCTTTGACATTTTGCCACTAATAAATTCAGCACTAGAAGGCATCACCGACATATATAAGATGCTTACAAAATTATTGGGCTCAGGCGGTGGCGGTGGTCCAATGAAAGCTCTCGCTCCACTATTGGGAATGTTCCTAATCAGCGGAAAAATGAAAAACGCAAGTGGAATGATGATGGCCAACAATAAAGGCATGGCTGGAAGTCTGTTGGCAAATCAAACAATTACTGCACAAACGGTAAATTTGGTTGCACAAAGAGTCACTGGTCCTGGAGTCGGTCCTGTTGGGGGTCCGGGCACTGCCCCAGTGGGAACTCCTGGCGCACCGATTCCCGGAGTGCCTGTTACGGTTAGACCAGGAACACCTGGAGCACCTGGTGGCCCAGGACCACTGCATGGACCACCTGCATATACGAATGCCGGACAGCCTTTGTACGGTCCTGTTGGTGGAACTGGTTATCCAGGTGGAAAACTTGTCGGCAGAGACCCAGTAACTGGGAGATTTACAAAACTCACACCAGGAACAGGTGATGTGGGTGTTGGCGGTCCTGGATATCTTGGTAGGACTCCAACTACGGGTGGAGCATCTGCGCTGTCCAGTGGTAGCACTGTTGGACCAGCAGTCGTTCCAGGTGGGGGACCGGCAGTCGCCCCAGGTGGGACTACCCCAGCATCTCCAGTTAATTTTGCAGGTAAAGCTGGAAGCCCACTTCCACAGACAAATAATGTCCCTGGCGCTCCACAATACATTCAAACCTCAACTGGAAAAATTGTTCCGAACTACTCCGGAGTTATTCCTGGCAGGGGAATGATGGCGCCAAAGATTGACGAAAATGGAAATATGTCCAATCTGGTTCGACCAACAAAAGAGAACATTAAGCAACTTAATGCAGAGGCTAAAAATTACGCAATCGGTGGAACAAATCAACCTGGCGGGAAGCCAATTACGGAATTTCAAAGAAAAAGAATGGCAATGCGCTACAACAGAACCGAAACTGTTGGCGCTCAGAAAATGGCAAAATTTAATAACAGCGCTACGGCGAAAATGGGAACGACGATGGCGCTTGGCTTTATGGCATCAAAGGGACCAGAAGAAATGCGTGGAGCTATGGCTATGGGTGCAGGCCTTGCGGCGGTAAACCCAATGCTTGGTATCGGTGTTGCAGGAGTCGGTGGAGCATTGAAAGCAAAAGGCGCTGGAAAGGGTGCTCTCGCTGGAGCAGCTGGCGGTGCTGCGTTTGGAACAATGATTGGCGGTCCTGGAATGGGTACGGCAATTGGTGCAGCAATTGGACTTGTTGGCGGAGCAATTATGGGCGGCGTAAATGAAATGAAGGCTCGCGCCAAAGAAGCAAGTGGCGCAGCAAAAGATGCGCTTGCCGGAATATTCAAAGGCGTCATGCAGCAGTCATATTCAACCTTCGAAAAGAACCAAGCAATTCTTGCTGAAGGCGGAGACACCACAGGTATGAAGGGCTCCCTTGAAGGAGCTGGTGCAAAGTACAACAAAAAAGCATTAGCTTTAGCCGAAAGAGCAAAAACTGCACAAACAGAAGAACGCTTTGGATTCAATGCAATTCAGGGAAATATACAAAAAGCTCCCGGTCCTGTTGGACTACTTGGTCGAGTGATGTCAAAGAGTCTTGCATCCAATCCGCTAACAGCAGCACTTGGTTCCGTTCTTGCTGGAGATGCAGGACTGACTAAGGAAACCGGAAAAAATGATTACAAGATGTCCATGGAGGGAATCGGCAACAGTTCAATAGACGTTCTCAATAGTTCGGTTACCAATCCAATGCAAATGATGTCAAGTGCCCTTGGCGCAATGGTGCCAGACATTTTGAATGTTGGGGCGCTTATCGGGAAAATACCAGGCGCAGAAAAAGTTGGCAGTCTTTTCAATACCGGGATAGGTAAGGGAATAAAATCAGCACTTGGTTTTAACGTTAAATCTGGAAGACGAACCCAGGAAGAAGACTTTCTCAAACAGCTGCAAAAAGAAGGGATAATGACCGAAGACCAACTGAAAGCAGCGTTGAAGTCGCCAGGTGATGCGGTCAATCAATTCGTAAAAGACTCAGAGGAAAAAGCAGCAGCGTTTAGCCAGATTGATGACGTAAACGCAAAAAGACTAAAAGAACTAGAAAAGATGACTGGAAAAACAAAACCAGAGTTAGAGGCATTAGCAAAAAGCATGGGTGTCGACCTATACGACGCCAGCATGAAATTCGACGACATGGTTACGAAATTACGAATAAACATGGTTAAAAGCGCCGCAGATATGAAGGCTGCCAACCAAAATGCATTCCTGGAGACAAGTGCCTTTACGGAAATAATTAAAAAAGACGAAGCAAAATATGCCGTAGACGACAAGGTAAGAATTCTTGCAGACCAGTTCCAGGCTGGGAATATACAAAAAGGCGATACCGATGTATACAAATTCCTGGAAGGAATAAATGCCGACATACTCGCCCTGAATGGTGGTGATGCGCTCGCTGCATATTACGACCAGCAAGCAATGATTGGAACGGGTGGAAGGGCCTATACCGCGGGCGGGTCAATGGAGGGAATGGAAAGCATCATCGCCGGTGATGAAGTGTTCAAAAAAAATAATACAGATATATTCAATAAATTTGCACAGACCGGAGCCGAACAAGTTACCGCAATGTTCGGACAGGAAGACATGTCTGTGGTTGGTGGTTCAGGTGCCATCATGCGCCAAATACAAGGCATGACAGACAAGAAAATGCAACAGAAGTTGCTAACAGACCTGGAGTCGAACAAGCTTACCGGGCAGACGTTCGACGCAGATGGTAAGTCGACTGGATTAAGTTTGACCGATTCCCTCAAGAGCTACGGCATCAACGTGGCCGGACAGGGAATTGATACGACGGCGATGGATACGGTTGCCGACGGAATGCTGGAGGGCTCGAAAGTCTTCAAAGACGCAGTTGCTGAATTTACAAGTTTCTCCAAGGATTTCTTCACTAACACGCCAGTAGCAGCAAAACCAGATTGGTTCACCAAGGAAGCATTTGCTGCATTGGTTGACGACACAAGTACGCCTCGTGGCAAGGGTATTGGAGACACTACAACTTCTCGTCTAAGTCAAACGATGGCTAGACACGCAGGAATAAATTCCCAGCTCACCGGAACAAGAAATATAACTTCTGCATATAGAACTACCGGACTTGGTTCAATAAACTCCGACCACATAATGGGTAGGGCAATAGATTTGACCGGTCAGAACCTTGGTCAG